CTTTTGCATTGGTTTCGACCAGTGCAAGTGCTACGAAGTGGGGGTTTTCCGGTCGTGAGATCGGTCTCCCGTATGTCATTGAACTTCAGCGGAAGCTAACAGCTCCCGGTGCGAGTGCCAATGATCATATCGTTGTCCGAATCGCGCGCACCGAAAGGAATGCTGCGACGGCGAAACTTGCAACTATGCAGGTTCTTGCCGACATCAGCATCCCGAAGGATGCGACTGTCATAACACAGACAGAGCAGAAGAAACTGCTGTCGATTCTGGCGTCGCTCCTCAATGAATGCACGGCTATGGAAGCCACAACGGCCAACATAGCATGTCTCATCGAGGGGCGTGACCTTTAAAGTCGGCGGAGGTCACCTCCGTGATTACGAGCAAAACCGGGAATAATATCCCTTCTCGTTTCCCACATGGGTGACGGGAGATTCGAAACCTTTAACAAGGACAGGACGCTATGGATAACACCAATGCCATCCTAATCTACCCTTTCTATCAATGTCTTCTTCAAGATTTTGAAAGCTTGCTTCCCGACATTGACTTTTCCTATGAGAAGGAGCTTCTGGCAATGCCTGACCCTTCGCTTGCGAAGTGTCACGCGCTTGTTAGGAGATTCACGGAAATGGGAAAAGCGATTGAGCGCTCTCTGGTTACCCCTGAAATCTTAGAGGTGCCAAGTTATTTTGAGCGTCAATCTGACACCAATCTTCCCCGCATGTTCTACCCGCTATTCAAGGAGGTCTTCCATGAGAGCGGATTACGGCGCTTTTCTGAACCTGATTCGCTTGATCGCGAAACTGGTTCAAGAACTGCTCTCGCAGTTCTACTTCTGCGCCAATGGTTCCTCGCCTTTTCAAAGGTTGAGGATATTGAGCCGGAAGTCGACCTTCAGGAGGAGATTAACGCGTTTAATCAGCGCGTTACTACTCCTGGCCAGCCTTGCTGCTTGGACCCTGTGGTCTCAAGCATCGCAAGGAGGCTTCTGAGGTCCGTGCTTTGTGAGGATCCTGATGACCCCGATTCACTCAGCGCTGAAATAGCGCAGTGGGTCGAGAATCCGTTTGGTCGTCACGGGCCCGGCGCCGTAGCGGAGAAAGAGGAAGGTGCGGAGAAATGGCATTTTAACCTTATCCCCGGGCTACCGTCGAAACTCTTCGACTATCACCCTGGGATGCCCGTGACCAACGGGCTGGCGAGAGAAGTCTTGCCAGAGGCACGCCTAGCAGTTGTCCCAAAAGACCTTCGGGGCCACCGCTTGATTTGCATCGAGCCCAAAGAGCTACAATTCGCTCAACAGGGTCTGATGCAGATACTCTATGACAGAGTGCATCGCCATTTCTTAGCCGGTCGCTCTATTGATTTCTCCAACCAGGAGAAGTCGCAGCGATTGTCGCGCGATTTGAACTACGCGACAATAGACCTTAAGGACGCATCCGATTCCCTCAAGATTGAGGTTCTGCGGGTGCTTCTTCCTCGAAGGTTCTACCGTCTCGTGAGCAGCTTCCGTTCAAGGTTCGTCCAGCTACCATCCGGCGAAGTGATTAGTCCTCGCACA